CGTATCGGGCGATGGCCCAGAGCTCGAGGAGCTCGAGACTTCGTCCTTCGCGCTCGGCGCCGTAGGGTCCGGCGGAGAAGGCTCGCCGGCGAGCTCCGCGGCGCGCATTTCCTCAACCCACTCGCGTTTTTCTTTCGGCAGATAGAGCAGGTACGCGTTCTCGAGGGCTTCAATGATCGCGGCCTGGTTCGACTCATCCATGTACGAGCCGACGATCTCGAGGCCCTCGGGTGTCGCGTATTCGGGCTGGTGCGCGAGCAATGAAGCCCAGAACATCGCGCGGAGCAGGATCGGCTCGGTGATGTGAGTCCAGATCCTCATGTCGGTGAGCTTGTAGCCGGCGAATCCGTCGCGGCGTGTCAGCTCTTCGACGTGAGCTCCGGCGTTGAAGTCGAATGCGAGCTCTAATTTTTTCTTGGTTTTCGCGCCGGAACGGTCGGTGTATTCGAGGGTGAGAGATGCAGAGGGAGCGACGCGGCGCTGTAACGCCGTGCCAAGACGATTAGCCATAAATCCTCCACTGAAAATTAAGGCGCCCCGGCCTCGTGGAAAAACTGAGACCGGGACGCCCGGGGTGTGTTGCGCGAAGCGGCGTCGCCCGTGCGAGCGGCACGTCGATCGCCGGCATCGCCTCCGTTAGGAGAGCGTGGTGTTGTTGTCTTCGGTGTACCACACGCCGCCGTAGGCACGGAGCGTGACGTGATCGCCGGCCGCGGCAAACGTCGCGTGCAGATCTCCGCCGTTGATGCCGTTCGAAGGCGTCGTAACGACGTGCGCGTGAGCGGTCTTTCCGATGATCGTCAAACGTTTGCCGTCATCGCCGCCCGATGCGATCGAGCCCGACGTCGGCAAAGCGAGCGTCACTCCCGTCAAAGCGGAAGCTGCGTCGAGAATGACGAGCCCTTCCTTGTTCGCGATCGCGCCGTTCGCCGTGATGTGCTCGACGCCGTAAAGCGTCGTGTCGAGCGCGGTTGACGTTGCATTAATTCCGGCCCACGGGCCATTGGCCTCATAGTCCGGGTTGTTGGTTGCCACGAGATAGAGCCCTGCATTCGGTGTGGGCAAAGTCGTCCTCCTCGGAAAATTTGACTTCTACTGCGGGAGCCGAATCAACGCCGCCGATTAAGCGGTGAAGGTGACGGGACCCGTGACCTTCAGCGTGAAGGACCGCGTGCCCTGTTTGTCGATCGGCAGATCAACGTCTTCGGTGGTGACGTAGGCGTTGAACGTGAAGCTCCCGAGAGAATTCGGAAGCACGATCTGCCACGGACTGAGGACCTGGCCGTTGAAATCGGCGAGCACGGCCGCTTGCGTCGCGTCGCCTGGAATGAAGTTCATCTCCGCCTTGATTTCGCCGGAGTCCAGCAACGTCGGCAAGAACTCGCGGAAGTTGCTCGGCGAATCCATGTTGGTGACGTCGGCGAGATCGGCCTTCGAACCTGAAATCGAGATCTTCGTGACTTCCGCGATCGTCGTGTACGTCGGCGAAGTTAGCGGAGTGCCACGCTGGAGCTCGGTTCCGCGTGGTGCAAATGCGTTACTCATTTTTCCTGCCTCCTAAAAAAGATCGACCCGCCCGCGTCCCGAGCCCCGAGAGGATCGGGACGGAACGGGTCGAGTCGTTTCAGACCCCGGCAGAGCCGGGACGGAAAATCGTTAGCGCGCGATGAGGATCAGATTCTTCACGCCGAAATAAATCCCGGACGCAGCGCAGACGCCGGCGAGGATGCACATCAGCGGAACGAATCCCGACCACGGCCAGGGCTGGCCGATCGCGGAGGTCACGAAGATCAGAGCCATCGCGACGGGCTTCACGGTGAGCAGAGCCCACTTATGGCCCACGAGCCAGGTGTTCATCCAGTTGACGTCTTCCTCGGCGAGCGCCGGCTTGCGAACATAGAGTCCGTAGTACGTGGTCCAGGAATCGAGCGCCTGGCCGATGACGGCCAGAACTGCAAAAATCCAAAGCAGCATTGCGAGCCTCCCTCAGCTCAGAGTGACGACGTAATACGCGATGGTGACGGTGAGCGTGCCGTCGCCCTGGGAGAAATCTCCCGAACCGGCCTCGTTCGCTAGAACCAGCGCGAGATTCTCGGCGGTGCTTTGCGGATTGAGGCCGTTCAGGGATATGGCCAGGAAGTTGAATTGGTTCGAGGATTGGTCTAGGCACCCGCTTCCGATCCCCGGCCCAGAAATGTCACCTGCGAGGCTGGAATAGTCGACCGTCGCCGAACCAGGCGTGTCATAAGGAGCCGTTCCGAATTTGTACTGCCACGCGACGCTAATCGGGACTAGCACCTTCCCTGCGCCCGGCGCAGCAACAAGCACGACTGGCGTTTCGACAAGCGCGAGAAGTTGTGCGGACGTGACCTCGACCCTCGCGACCTGGAGCGCACCGCCTCCGCCGCTGAGGCCGGAGACCGCGGTGTCGATCGCTTGCAGGTTCGTATCGAGATCTGCGGCCCATCCGCGCGGCTTGTGGTGATCCGGACCGCCGGGATCGGAGAGCAGGAGCCCGAGGCTGCCGGTCGTAACTGGAATCGTCATTTCGCTAGTCCTCCGTGTTTTCTATGCACGCGATCGAGACCTCGAGCGGAGTGTGGTAGATGAACGCGTCCTCTTCGAACGTGTCGAACTCCGTCGTGGTCTGCATGTTCTGCACGATCGAGCCGTCTTCGAGCTCGCCCGTGAAATTCTCGAGTACGGTCCGGACCGCTGCGGCGAGCTGCTTCGCCGCGAGATAACTTTTCGCGTAGCAGGAAAATTGATACCGCCGGAACCGGAGCGCATCCGGCCCTTCCATCGTCATCAACGTCTCGCCGCCAGGCGATTCGGAGATCACGACGTCGGGCATCGGCGTTCCCTCTTTCATCTGCCCGGCCCAGACGCCCGTGGTCTTGTCACTGCGCGTCGCCGAGGTTCCGACGATCGCGGTGATGGAGCTCGCGCCGGTGAGTAGCGCGTTGAGGCCTTCGATCAGCATCTAGCGGAGCCCGAGATCCTTGAGCTGCGCGCGAACCTGCTCGGTGTACGCCTCGAGGACGTCCTGCTTTCGCGCCTCGTAGGAAGCGCGAATGAACGGCCGCGGCCTCGACTTCGAAGTCCCGAACTCGAGGAAGAGCGACCAGAAACCTTTTTTCACTGGACCGACCGAAGCGGATCCGGAGAGCTCGTCGGCGTTGACGCGCGATTTGATCCCGATGTGCGTCGAGATAAAACCGAATTCCCGCGTGCGGCCTTTGCCCTTCGAAAGTGCGTTGCGAAAAACGTGCCAGCCCTTCGCGACGCGGCCGCCCATTTCTTCCCGCCACGGGCGGACCGCCGTCCGGAGCGAATTCCGGATGACGCGCTTCGCGACGTTCTTCGGCTGACTCTCGAGCGCATCCTGCAAACGATCGAGGCCGCGGAGATCGACGTGGATGTCGACGAGCGGTCCCGTCACGACGTCGCTCCGCCCTCGAGCGCCGAGAGGTCGCGCTCTTTACAGAGCAAGACGAGTAGCTTGTGACGCCCGTCGGGATTGAGGACTGCCATGATCTGGTAAAAGTGCCCGTCGAAAATCACGCACATGCTCGAGAGAACGCCGGTGAGCCAGCGAATCGTAATCTTGTGCGTGACCTCTGAAACCTGTTGCTGTGCCGCGTAGAGCTCGCGGCCCGAAAGTGCCTCGACCGACGCCCAGACGGTAGCGAAGACGCTCGTCTGATCGATCGTCCATCCGCCGGCGGTATCTTGCTCCGCGTCCGGCGAAACGAGCTGGACCGAGTGCCGGAGCTTTCCCGCCTGGAGCGTCGTGTTCGGAGGCATGGCCCTTTAAGCGCCGGCGACTAGTTCGGAAGCAAAAGGACGCAAAACTTGACCGTCGGATCGCTCGCCTGCAGATAGGCGTTGCCGTCCGATTGCTGCCAGCCGTTCAGGCCGCCGCGATAGTTGAAGCATGAGACTTTGCCCGCGGCGATCGAGTACGTGGCGATGTCGTCGGTTCTGCCCTTCTCGTCCGGCGCCGTCGTCAGCGTGATCGTGTGAGCAGCCGTGTCCGTGTTGTGGGCGATGAGAATTTCCCGTCCAGTGATCGGAAATGCATTGAGGTTCGTCGTATCCGCGGCCGTCTCGGTGAGATCAAGAGCGCCCGAGCCGGCGCTCGCGATGTACGGCCCAAGCGGCGTGACCGGAGTAAGTTTCGTACGTGCCATTCGTGTTTCTCCTTTTTGAGGCGTTAGCCCCGAGTTGGTGCAAGATCCCAGACCCGCGAACCCATCAAGAGACGCTCGGCCTGTTCCGGGACTTTCTTCAGATCGAGCGGCGAGACAGACTCGCGGTTTTCGTACCAGTGCGCGACCGCCTGGAGAATCGCGACTTTGGCCTTCGCAGGAACGGCCGTCGCGTCCGATCCGTATCCCGCGGTGTAGTGGATCTGCACCGCGTTCGGAACGTAGAGGACCGACGGCCAGAAGTTGCCCGGCCCGCCAGGAAAAATTCTTGGAGGCTCTGAAATCCGATCGACATAAAAATCTCCGGCCGGCGCCGGGATTTTCTTGCAGGTCCAGGTCAGGTCCTCATCGGTCGCCGCGCCATTGAGCGCCTGACTCCAGATAGGCGCCGAAGTCCCGCTCACGGCCGAGGCCTCTTCGTCGCTCTCGTCCTCTTCGATTGTTTCGCCCTCGACCGGCGGCGTCTCCGTTTCCGCGACGGCCGTCACTTGCTGGAGGTTTCCGTTCGAGTCCTCGATCTCGTCGCCGACGAAGTATTCGACGCCCGGCTGCCAGTTTTCGAGAATCGGCCTTAGCGTCTGCAGGCTTCCGTCCTGGCTCGAGATGTAGTCGATCCGATCGACGAAGCTGAGCGGCGATCGCAGGATCTTCACCATCTGCGAATAATTCCACAGCGTCGTCGAGTAGCGCGGAAGCGAGTAGTACGCCGGCGGATACGCCAGTTGCGATTGGATCGTGTCCGTGAAATAGGGAAACGAGTCGTAGACTTCGACGTAGCCCTTGTTCACAAACGAGCGCGAAGTGAAATCCTCGGCGTCCTCGGTCGCGGCTTCGATATAGAGCCCGATGAGGTCGTCCTCGAGGTCGCTCGTGAGGCGACAGTGGAGCTTCGCGATCGCGAGCGAGACCGCGGAAGTCGCGGCCGGAATCTCGATCTGTAGTCCCGCCATTTAGCGCGCGGATCGTGCCTTCGGTTTCTTCGGCTTGGTGTCCTGCTCGGGCGCGGTCGCGCGCTGCTCGCGCGGATCGACCATCGCCTTCTCCGGAACCTTCGCCGCGGCTGCGAGCTCCGCGCGTCCGTTGCGAATGCGGTCCTCGGCGACGCCGACTGCGACGTCGATG